CGGAAAGCCGTGGAGCCATTCCTGCGGCACCATACTGCGGACGTTGACGATGCGCTTCGTGACGATCAGCCAGTCCAGATGCGAGCACCGCGCAACGAGGGCCCACAACTCCGAGCGCCACTGCGCCGGGACCTCATTGTCAAATACATCGGCCAAGGAGGCGCAGAAGACGCGCCAAGGGCGCTCCCCACGGGCAGCCCGCGCGTTCCACTTGAGCGGCTCCTTCCAAGTAGCGAAACTGGTGTGCAGGCGCTCAACACCAGAGCCCCAGTGCTCGCCGCCGCCGAAACGCATTCGTTTATCGAGCGCCTCGGCGTAGCAGTGATCGCACCCAGGCCCGACCTTCGTGCACCCAATCCACGGGTTGAACGTCGAGCGTGTCCAGGCGATGCCGGTTTTCTCAGCCATCCCGATCCTTGAACCACAGCGCCAGGGCAGCGACAGCGACGAGCACCAGACCCAGCGCGATCGTCCTGCCAGCAAGGGCGGAGAACACCCCAGCCACACCCCACAGGTGCCACATCCAGCGCGGAGTGTGATCCATCAAGGCATTCCGATCTCGGCGCGGGCCTGATCGTAGGCGAGCTGTACCTCGTTGAAGCGCTCCGCCGTTCCACCCTTGTCCGGGTGATGCCTGGACCTCAGCCGCTTGTAGGACGCTTCGACCAGCTCCGCAGCGCCAGCGCCCACATCCTTGACGCCGAGCACGTCCCGCCACGGCCGCCGCGAAGCGGGCGCCGGCAGCGCGACGAACCCGGTGAACGCCGCCTTGATCATGTTCTTCGCGCCCCAGCGCTCGATCCCACGCATCGCCTCGATCGTCTTCGCGATCGAATGCAGGTTGTCCTCGACGCGCATCCACCGATCGCAGGGGCATCGCGGCCTGCAGCCCGTCGAACTCGAAATAGGCGCACACCCCGACGTCCTCCGGAGATGGCCCGAGGGTGTAGTTGCTCGAGATGACCAGGGCCTTCGCGCCGAGTCGGCGCACCTCCTCCTCGATGAACCCAAGCGCCCGGTGCACGGTCGTGTCAAAGCGCGAGCGCTCCCGCTTGTCGGGCGCGGTGCGCGGCCAGCCGGGCGGCCACTGCAAGGGATAGGCGGTCGTCATATGCCGACAGTCAAAGCTGGTGGACGAGGCAGCACGATGCCAATCGGACGCCACAGGTGCAAGCAAAAAGGGTGGTTATTCACCCACTCGCTGCGGGGAGGGTGGAGTTGCACGACAACATCCTCCTGATCCCAGAACAGGTACTTCACGAAACACATCTCCTCCCATGTCGGGCAGCGCACGCGCGTCGAAACGCTCACGTGCTCCCAAGCCGGCAGAGCGTAGCCCAGAGACTCCCACCCGCGCCCGTCCGAGGCGATCGCCCTGAGCAATAGCGGACGCTTCGGTGTTTTCGCTGGGATTAGGAACAACCCATTGTTCCCGGAGTCGTCGTTCGATCCAAGCCGCCGGTGGGCGCGATCGCGGTACTCGTTGGGGACGTGAAAGCTCATTTTCGCCTCAGCGAACTTGCTCGAGCTTCAAGGTCGCGAGCACCGCGCTCATGCGCAGCATCTCCCGGTCGGCGGTCGCCTGCAGCATCTTCTTGTCCGCAACCCAGCGCGGATAGACCCGCGCCCGGAAGGCGAGCTCGCGCTCCACGCAGGCGATCTGGTCGGCAAGCGGCACTGCCGCTACGTCTTCGGGAAGGGCCACGCCGCCTCCGGATCCAGAACGACGCGGCTCAACCGGCCAAAGGGCGCTCCGAGCCCTCCGCAGGCTCGATCGTGAGCAGGCAGTGCTTCTCCTGCAGCAGCCCGGAGAGTTTCCCGGACTGGGCTTCATCGGGATGCACCTGGGCCTGGAAGCCCACGATCACCGTCCCGCCCTCCTTCAAGTTGAACGAGAACTTGTGGATCTTCGCCTCGACGAAGGTAACGTGCGCCTTCTTCCCCTTAGAGAACACGAGCTCGGCCCCCTCCAGGCTCCCCGCGAATTTGAAGTGGTTCCCGAGCTCAGGCACCCGCAACGCGGTCAGGTGCTCGGGGTCTTCGTTCAGCTCCCCTTGCGCACTCTCCGGGCGCTTGTAGAGCTGCGAGCGCAGCACCGGGTGGAACTCGGCGAGCACCGCGTTCGAGGTCTCGTACTCGAAGTCAAGATCGCACGCCAGGACCTCCTCCTCGCCGTGCTTCTCCAGTCGCTCGTTCTTATGCATCAGGCGCACCTTCGCGCTCTCCAGGGAAAACTGCATCGCTCACTCCTCAAAAGGGTAGGTCGTCTTTCATCTCGGAGAAAGGCAAGCCGCCGCGCTCACGCGCGATCTTCTCGATGGTGCGGTCCAGCACCTCCTTCGGGCCAGTGGCCACCGGCGCCGGACGGTCAGTCTCGGCCGGCAGGTCCCCAGCCGGCGCGATGGCACGTGGCCGCAGGGCCAGCTTGCGGGCGTCCTTGGCCGCGATCAGAGTGTCGAGCATGGCTCGGATGGCCTCCGCCGGGACCGCGGGCGGGAAAGCCCTCAGATCGCGCTGGGCGACCTCGAAGGCGACCGCGAGGTCAGGCAACGTCTGAGCCCGTTCGAAGGCGCGCAGGCCCGCGGCGTGCACGGCCTGAGCCCTTTCCAAGGGCGACCCCGAAACCTGCTCGGCCGGGAGAGGAGCCCCCTCCATGAGCCAAGCGGCCAGGCGCCGCCCGTGCTCCCGGGTGAGGACCTTCGGGGTCCAGTCGGCGAACACCGGACAGCGGTTCTTCAGCACCCGCGCCTGGTGGGTATCGGTGTCCAGGTCCAGCATGGTGGTGAACTCGTACTCGATCCCCGGCCGCTGGATCGGGGCCATGCCGATCCGCCGCGGCGCCTTGACCGTGCGCACCCCGCCGGAACTGGTGCGCTTCTCCTGATCCTCCAGGACCCAGGCCGTCTTCGAGCGCATGGTGGCGATGATGTGACAGGGCGAGCGCAGCATCGCATCCACAAACTCGTTCTGCGCGGGCTTCACCGCCGTGCCGTAGGCCGAGAACTTCTCCCCGGCCTGGAACGAATCCAGGAGCGCGAGCACTCCGCCGGCCCCGTCCCAAGCGTGCGAGATCGAGTCGAGGGTGATGACCGCGCACCCGGCCCGCTCAAGGAGCGCCAGCGCCTGCACGTACCGGGCGACCGTGTACGGGGGCCCGAGGTCAACCGTGTCGTAGGGGCCCAGGTGGGCGTAGAGCTGGGCGGATTTGCGCTCGGTGTCCACCACCCCGACCTTGCCCTCGAGCGTCCCGGCAAGGACGCCCCGCGAGATCAGCTCCTCGACGATCCCGAAGGCGAGCTCGAGGGACGTGTAGGTCTTCCCGCCATTGGAGGCGCCGGTCACCGCCAGGCGCAGGCGCGAGTGCCGGCGCTCCGCACGCTGGATCCGCAGCTCTTCAGCCATGGATCATCTCGGGCGGTTTCGTGGGAACCGAGGGCGCAGCCGCCAAAGCGCCCGAGAGCCTGCAGCGGGTGAGCCCATCCTTGTCGCGGGCGACCGGCACGAGCGCTCCACACGCGACGAGCGACGCAATGGTGCGCCCCTGGGCATACCAGGCCGGGTGCGGGGGCTGCGAGGCCGAGGTCCAGTAATTGTTCCAGTATCGAATGCCCATGTTGCCGCGGCGGCGCTCGAGCATCCCACCTTCCTCACGGAGGCGAAAGAGGAGTTTCCGCTGTGCGGGGGAGAAGACGCCCTTCATGGCTTCCCCTTCGTCTGGGGCGGAAGCGGGACCGGCTCGGTCGCGCCGGCCGGAATGATTAGACGCTTCGCCAGCGTGCGCAGGTCGTGCGCATCCCGACGCAGCCGGTCGTGCTCGCGCTTGTCCTCGGCGCACTTCTTCTGGGAGGCGTTCCACAGGCCCACGTGGGAGTCGTAGAGCACTTGCGCTCGAGCGTCGAACTCGCGCGCGGCGCGCATGAGAAGCGCTTTGTCGGTGAGGGTGAATACGGGGGTCATCTTGCGGCCTCCTTGGTTTGGCGAAGCGGGGAAGAAAGAAAAGGCTGCACCGACGGCACGATCCGCGGGATTGCGCGCGTGGCGATCTGCACACAGCGCTCCGCCGAGTGCGGCTCGTGCGGCAGGCGCACCATGTAGCCGATTGAATAGACCTCGTCCTGGCAGGCGATCTCCGAGATGGTGGTCTCGTCAGGGGGCGGACCGTCGCACGCCCCAACGACCAGGACGCAGGCGACGATCAGGACCGCAGCGGCCGCGGGCCTCATGGTGCCTCCCCGAGTTCGCGCAGGAGGTCGCGAAAGGTCAGCGACGAATGGCCACACTTGCAGGATTGTCCGTCCCAAGAATCCAAGCCTCCCTTACGCCATCCGCAGGCGTTGCACATCGGGGTAAGCGACATGTCTGTCTCGGACAGACCGGCGAGCAGATTCGGCAGTGCTGTAGCCGGTTTGTGGTTCATGATTTCCTCCTTGGTTGCTTCCATCACAACTCCCCCAATTCGTGCAGAAGGGCCTGGGTCGCTGAGATTTCCTCACGCAGGATCTTGCCGAGCGCGTAATGTCCCATCGCTTGCAGGGCATTGTCTGTCTTGGCGAGAGCGGCGAGCGTGTCCTGATTGCGACAGACCAATCGCGGGTACGCATTTGAAGAGTGGGTGATGTAGGCGGCGTTATTTAATTTCTCTTCGCGCCTTATCTCCGGGTTGGCGTCAACATAAATCGTCGCTTTCGCACCGTGTACCGCCACGAATGTATTGCCAGGATTGACTTTCCACGGTAGTGCTGTAGCCGGTTTGTGGTTCGTGTTCATGACACCACCTTCCAGCCGTGCCTTGAGGCCGTGCTTGGGTGGCAGATCACGAAGGGGAAGTGGTGCGCGCCACGCACCTTGGCAACGACGCGCGGGACGCAGTAGCCGCGCACGAACTCGCGCGCGGTGAGCATCGTCTCGAAACAGATGAAGCGGGAGTAGTGCTGGGGAAGTTCTCGGGTGGCCATCGGTATCTCCTGGTTCTACGCCCGGGGATCGGGGCGCCACGGGAGAATGATAGGCATGCCTGAAAGCCGGTGTCAAGTTTTCTGTTGACAAGCGGGAATACCCGACGGTAGGATGCCTGCCATGCTGAAGGAAACCGCATTGAAGCATTTCGGCGGAGCAGCGGAGATTGCGCGCGCAATCGGCCGGTCGCCACAAGCAATCAACGAATGGCCCGACATCGTGCCCGAGGGCATGGCCTACAAGTTGCAGGTGATTACCGGCGGCAAGCTGCAGGTCGACCCGAGCCTGTACCGCAAGGCGAAGTCAGGATGAGGCGCCTCGCTCTCGCCAACCGGCCGCTCAATATGTTTCCCGTGGAACAATGACCGACCTGTTCGTCCGTCCGCTCTTCACATGGCGCTCAGTCGTCGCCTCGAAGTACGGACCCGAGAACCCGACCACCCGGCACGTGCTCCTCACCTTGAGCCTGTACATGAGCGAGAAGGGTGACAGCTGCTTCCCGGCCACCCGGACCCTGGCCGACTGCACCGGTCTCTCACACCGAGCGGTGATCGACCACCTGAAGCACGCTGCGGCCGAGGGCTGGATCGGCAAGAAGGTGCGCCCGATGAAGGAGGGGAAGGGCTGGCGCCGCATGGAATACTTCGCCATCATCCCGGCTAAAGCCGAGGCCGGCTATCGTGGTGAACGTCCTGCACCACCACTTGCTGGTGAACGTCATTCCATTGGTGATGACCGTGGTTCCATTGGTGATGACCCTGGCGACACTATCGTGGTGAACCAGGGTAACCTGATTACTTCAGTTAACTCTTCAATAAAAGAAGTACCGCAACCCCCTGTGGATAAGTCGGAGTCAAAACCGCTCCGCAGCCTGGCGGTGCAGGAGTACCACGCCCAGAAGGCAAGGAAGGCAGAACAGCGCGCCAAGCGGGAACTCCCGCCGGAACCGGCCGATCAGGAGCAAACGGCATGAGGCCCACCCGCCCAGTGATGCGCTACCACGGCGGGAAGTGGAGGCTCGCCCCGTGGATCCTCGGATTCTTCCCCGAGCACCGGGTGTACGTGGAACCCTACGGCGGCGCCGCGTCCATCCTTATGAGGAAAGAGCGCTGCCAGAGCGAGATCTACAACGATCTCGACCAAGGAGTGGTGAACGTCTTCCAGGTGATGCGAGAACCCGAGAGCGCAAAGCGTTTGCACGAACTGCTCGAGCTTACCCCGTTCGCGAGAGAGGAATTCAACCTCACCTATGAGCCGGCTACCGAACCGATCGAGCAAGCCCGGCGCACGATCATCCGCTCCTTTATGGGATTCGGCTCGGCGAGCTTCAACTCCGCCCACGCAACAGGCTTCAGGGTGTACGTCGGCACCAACAGGCAGCGACGACCGCACCAAGACTGGGTCAGCTACCCACGCCAGATCGAAGCCTTCGTCGCGCGACTCCAAGGAGTCATCATTGAGAGCAGGCCTGCGCTGGACATCATCCTGCGCCACCACTCAGACGAGACCCTCCTCTACGTCGACCCACCGTACCCACTGAGCACGCGCGGATCGGTGAATGGCGTGCGGCAGAAGTACCAAATCGAGATGTTCGACGTCGACCACGTGGCCCTCGCAGACGTGCTGCGATCGGTGAAAGGAATGGTCGTGATATCCGGATACCCATGCGAACTCTACGAGAAACTCTATCCGGGATGGGAGCGCCACGAAAAGAAGGCTATGGCCGACGGCGCCAACCCCAGGACCGAAGTGATCTGGCTCAACCCCACCTGCAGCGCTGCTCTGCGAGAGAAAGCGAGGAAGACCGCATGAGCCTGCACGTGATCGGCATCGACCCAGGCTTAACGGGCGCCCTCGCCATCGTGGGCCCGAGCGGCCTGGAGCACGTCGAGGACATGCCGGTGATGCAACGCGCGCTCGCCGCGGGCAAGGTGAAGAACCAGGTGAACGCCGCCGCCATCACGCAGTTGCTGAAGGAGTGGACCCGTGGATACGACACAGTCGAAATTCTTGTGGTGCTCGAGCACCAGGCCCCTTTCCGCATTCCGGGCAATAAGCCGCAGGGGAGCTCGAGTACTTTTAGCCTGGGGCATACCACAGGGATCCTTGAGGGCGTCGTTGTGGCGCTCGGCTTTCCTCACCAGGCGGTCACGCCTGTCACCTGGAAGAAGGCCCTCGGTCTCCCGGGAGGCGCAAAGAACAAGGGCGTGGTGCGCACGAGGGCGCAACGCCTCTACCCGACCGCCTCGCTCACGCGGGCGATGGACCACAACCGGGCCGAGGCCATCATGATCGCCCGATACGGGTATGAGCAGCACGCATAAAACCGACTAACCGAAGCAAAGGAATCCACCATGAAACGCGCCACAACGACGTATCGGCAGGGCGACGTCGCCCTCGTCCTTACCACCCTCGCCACCATTCCAGAGGGCGCCAAAGAAATCAAACCGGAAGCCCGAGGCATCGTCCTCGCCTACGGCGAGGTCACTGGCCACGCTCACCGCATCGAGGTCCCGAAGAAGGAGCAGCACAAGGTCCGGTACTGGGATGCCGGCGCCGAGCGCTACCTGCAGGTGCTCGAGCGGGTCACACTCAAGCATGAGGAGCATGCCGCGATCGTCCTTAACAAGGGCATCTACCGGCAAGCCTTCCAGGTGGAGGACTTCGGTCCGGAGGTCCGCCGTGTCGCAGACTGAGCTCAGAAAGCGATACGACGCCGCGTGCGATTACCCAGGTGTGCTCGACGCGGTGCTCGTTGAGCGCCACCTGGGTATCTACCTTCGCGCGCTCAACATAAACCGGACGATCAAGCGGCTTCCGATCGACTGGGACCTGGAGACCGAGCCATCACTCAAAAAATATGTCAACCAAGTGCTCGATAACTTAGCGAGACGCAATCCATCAATCGCCCTCGACGCCCGCGACGCCCGCGACGCCCGCGACGCCCGCGACGCCCGCGACGCCCGCGACGCCCGCGCCGCCCTCGACGCCCG